CCTAACATAGATACTTGAAAAAAAGCACCATCATTGTCAGCTTCTTTCTTAAAGCTAACATGCATGTGCTTAGTGTGTTTGTTAGCCCCTGTGTACTTACGCCACTTCCAGTTGAGGATGCGTGAGCAGATTCGTCCATCGTAAATGATGTAACTAATACGCTTGTCTGCTTTTGACTTGGACAAGGTACGAAGCTGATCAGCAAGATCTCCCATGATGTCTGGCTTTCCGCCCTTGAATAAGTCTTTGTCCACATCAATGGCACGAACCCAGCCCTGCTCATCAGGATTATGATCTGACTTGCGAGCAGCGTGTCGGGTATCACCGATCCAACCATCCGATGTGCGGTCACGATCTGGGAACGAGTCATCGATCTGCTCCCTTAATTGTGAAGCAGCTTTAGAAAGTTTTGGTTTCATGGTGCAACAGGGAACTCCGCTGCATCTGCTAAGCCACCTTGAGCAGGTAGATCGCGCAACGCTTGACGATAAGTAGCCCATGCTGCTTTATCGACTGGAGCATCATCTAATTGAGTCCAATCTGATGCAGCTAATTTAGCATTACGCCACAACTTAATTTGCTCCCACTTTTGCTCATCAGTTGCATCTGGAAATTGTGGATTAAATCTAAATGTCATAATTATGCCGCCTCGTAAGTAAATGAAATTGCCAAGACATCATTTGTTGTCCATGTCATTGGGACAGTTGAACTTAAATAATCCTCATAAGCGTTGTTTAGGTTTGCACCGACAGCAACGATAGTCGCTTGTGATGTTCCGTTTATATCAGCAGCTGCTGTAAACCAACGGACACCAGCATCTAAAATCGCACCAGTTCCGCGAATACTTCCACCACTTGATGCGGCACTTACAGGCAATGTGATTGTCGTGTTTCCTGTAACTGCTGAAGTCGAGCCAAAAGTCAATTTAAACCATGCGTGAACCAATTTGCCACTCTGGGCGTATCGTCCCACTAATGTTCCATTACCTACAGTGAGATTCGTAAAAGTTGGTGTCCAATTTGTATAAGTGAAACCACTAGCAGTTGCCCAAGCAAGTCCTGTTGCAGTAGTTGAATCTGCTGTTAGCACTTGACCATTAGTTCCTACTGCAAGACGAGCAGGTGTGTCGTTTGCAGTAGCTGCAATTAGATCGCCCTTAGCATCGACAATAGCGTTCTGAATTGCGTTTGAGTCATCCTGTGCAACCCATGAAAAGTCCATGTCTGTGTTAGATGCCTTAGCAAGGACTTGCCCAGTAGTGCCACCCTTTAGATCGACAAGAGAAGCATCGATAGAGTCACCTAGTGTCTCAATGGCTACTGCGCCATCCTTGACTAGGTCAGTACTGGTTGGTACTGCCCAACCGAAATTAGGGGTTGTTGTTGCCATTAGGTTAGAGCTCCGATCGCTTTAGACCACTGTAGTGTACCATTTACGCCACTCCAGATGGTGTTAGTTGGAATTACTGTTGCCCATGTCGGGGCTATAAGTGAGAAGTCTGTAGGTGAGACATAGATAGTTGCATCGACAAAAGATGCATTAGCTCTGATTGAGATGCCCTCTACAAAGCCTGAGAAGTACCCCTCGAACATGTTGAAGGGTAGGTTAGTGATAACTACTGGCTCGCCAAAGAAAAGGTTTATAAGGTCATCTCTAAGGGCATCTGGCATAAGAGGATTGTCAAGTCTGAAAGTAATCTGATCAAGCTGTGTTCTAGGCGTTGAGCGCAGGGCTAGATCGCGCTCGATGATGTCCTCAATGTCTGCCAGATAGCGGATATTCGAGTCAAATGTCCTTTGGTAGCGACCATAGGCAGTAATAGAAGCATCGTCTGTGGCTGAGTATGTGCTGCCGTAGTCATTGCCATAGCGCACAATCTCACTATTGCGGATCTTGCCGATCTGTAGGATTGACTTAACGCTGGCAGGGGAAGCGTAATTGCCATCTAACTGGGTTGAGCCGTTAGCTGCTAAGTAGTTACTTCTATGATCCGCATCGGCATATGAGATTCGCCCCTGCTTGTCCTCGTAGAGATTTCCAAGTGCGCTATCTGCTATCTGTTGGACTAAAGTCTGTGTGTTGCGATCAGCAGCTGAAAGATTGTCCATCTGATAAAGACCAGTATCGATCTCACCCAATCCGACATTCTCAGCATTAGCCCATGTAGTTGTCGGATCGTAATCTTGCCATTCAAGGCTAGGTGCAACCTCTTGCCATTCATTGACTAGAAGCTCTTGCAGAATAATCGCAATCTGTTCGCCATCGAGTCCATGAGCTACAGAATCTGTGTAGATGGCTTTAGGCAGTTTAGCCAGAGCACCGACTGCAAGAATTGTGCCTAGAGTGACAAAGCCTGTTTCTTCAGGGCTTCTGACCGATGTTGAAAAGTCCGAGACAGTGCCACCGAATACGACAACATAATCTCCATCACTATCTTTAAGCTCTAGAGTGAGGGAATCTGTTACATCGATGTCGAAAAGGGCATTGGTAGAGTTGATGATGTCCATGCGGGCATAACCTGCTTGGCATTGGCGATCAATATCAATGCGCCCTGTAGTAAGACTCACCCCAGTTACATTGGTATAAACAGTCGTGCCGACTGTTATGCGCCATTCTGGAAGCCATGTCATACGGCTAGAAGTCCTGTTGAGCTAGTGCCTCGCTGATATGATTGACGGATCACATCTTCTACAGCTCTAGCGATAGCCTCTGGATCACCAACACCAGTATTGACTGTAATGTTTGTAACACCTGAACCTGCGCCATATCCCCTGCCTCGGTTCATATCAGGGCTGTAGCCACCAAGATCGCCTAGCAGTTTTTGATATTCGATAAGAGCAAGCATGTCTGCATAATTCTGCTGTTCCTGCAATAGAGCAAAAGCGTTAGCGCGTTCGGTCGCGGCATCTGCATATTCCAAAATAGCCCCAATAGACCCTTGCGCTGCTACCTCTTTGGAAATTGGTTTGATGTAATCTCCGACTGGAATTCCTGAACCAAGCGATCCGCTTGTCGGTATTTTAGCGGTTCCCTGGGCATTGGCTTGCGCAAGTAATCTGAGCATTTCTTGAATCTTGGCAAGTGCTGCATCTAGATTAGTTAAATTGATTAGATCCTTTGGCTTTAGAGTATCAAGAATCGACTTGATGTCTGCAAGTTTTACATTCTGAGCAGTCAAAGCACTAAAGATTTTTAGATCTTCATTAAGTCTCTTGGTTGCAGCAGTAATTGCTGCTTCATCCTTAGAAGCAATAGCATCTTCTAGATCAGAGATTGACTTCTTGATATTTAGGCGAGCAGTATCATTGGCAATCTGAAGAAGTTGTGCCTGGCTAGTTGCTTTGCCTAATTGCTCTGCTTGATTAGTAAGAGCTGCTGCGACTTGGATCTTGTCCATATCAAAGACTTCTTCGCCCTTAAGCAGGGCAAGGTTAGCCTTGTCAATAGCAGCCTTTAGTCTTGCAGCCTTCAATGCTTTTGTTTCTTCTGCTGTTAATTTAGTTTTAGTCTTAAGGGTGCGAGCAGCATAGATAGATTGAAGTCTGGCTAGATCTGCTAAACCTTGAGCATTTATTCCGCTTTGACCACTAGTTGATGCTCTACCAGCTGCATTTAATGCAGAAATGTAAGCACCAAGAATAGGGATCATTTGGATGTCTAGGAATCCAACCCCCGGCAATCCTTTAAGTTTTTCAATCATTACACCGATACCACGAATGACATCTGCCGTGTAAATTGCAACATTCTGCATAGAGCTTGCAAGGTTATCAACTGAATCCTGATCGCCTAAACCTTTAAGGGCATCGATTAAACCTGTACCGATAATCTCAGAAGCGTTGGCAGCAGCAACGCCTAACTTGTCGATTGAACCTTGAAAAGTATTAGCAGATTCTGTTGCTGCTCCCTTAAATGTTCCTTCAAGCTGGGAGATAATATCCTCGAACTTGCCAGCCTTAAGATCTGCCTTAGATATGCCTACACCTAATCGAGATAATGCTGCATTGTTCCCCAGGTATGCACGACTTAACGCTCCTGTAACCGATGCTAAATCTTTACCTGTTGCAGCACTTATGTCTAGGGAAAGATTGAGAAGTCTTTGTGCTTCGTTAGTGTTCTGTGTAGCTACCGCTAATGTCTGATATGCAGGACGAAGCTTGTCATCAAGAATCCCGAACTCACTCTGTAATCTTTGGATGTAATCCTCAGAAGATGCGGCATCTCGACCAAGTCCAACATTCTTAAGAGCTAAGGCTAATTGCTTCTGGGCTTTCTCATCTTCTGCTGCTGCTTTAACGGCAGCTTTACCATAAGCGAGAACGGCTGTTGCACTAAATGCTAAACCAAAAGCACCTGCAAGTTTTTTAACATTTTTCGTAAGTTTATCCGTTGATGAATCTGCTTGCTTAAAGGCTTTGTTGCCTGTGAACTCCGCAGCAATATCAATCATTACATTAGCCATGATTAGCCTCTCGCTCTTGCATTAAGTTTGTCTGCTGCTTTTTTAATAG